TGGCAGCGGGTGGTTACATCGCGGCAATCGCGCCGCGCAGCAAAAAGCCACCGGCCGCCGCAGCATCTGCAGATAAGAGCGCGGCCGCAGAGACAAAGGAGTGAGCAGCATGGTGGCGACGGAGGCAGACCTGCAGCTGATCGCAATGCTCCTGCGCATCGACACCGATGCCGACACGCTCAAGATCATCCGCGCTTACGTGAGCGCGGCCGAGTCATGGCTGCACAATGCGGGCGTCGAGCCGGATTACAGCGATGGCCTCTACACCAATGTCGTCGCAGCTTACGTCGGTCAGCAGTACGACGACCCGGAGGGCGGCACGGCCAAGGCGGGCGATGTCACACTGACGGCAATGACCGAGCAGCTGCGGCTCGCGCAGGCTGCAAAGCAGCAGACAGGCGGTGACGCGCCGTGAAGCAATCCGACGTGGGTAAGCTCGACAAGCGCATCGACCTGCTTGAGCCGGTCGGCGCAGGCATGTACAAGGTCGCCGCGACGGTCTGGGCAATCTTCCGACGGCCAAGCATCAAAAGTGGAGCAATGCTCGGCAGTGCTGCAGCCGTCGTCATCACGCAGGGCGTGACCATCCGCGAGCGCAAAGACGTCCGCAAAGGGTGGCGCATCCGCTACCCGGCAGGCGACAAGCAAGGCGAGCTCTACGACGTGCTGCACGTCGACGCATCCGTGCGCCATGAGCTCACGCTGACCTGCAAGGACATCGAGGTGCAGACATGAGTACACCTTTTAAAATCAATGTCCGGCTTGACGATGTCGTCTTCCGGGCGACGGCTGACATCAGCAAGTACGACAAGGAGACACAGGACAAAATCAAGGCCGCCATTGCCGATGGCGTCAAAGGCGTCTATGAGGAAGCAGTCAATCGCGCACCCAAGCGGACGGGCGGGCTCATTGAAGGCATCAAAATGGACGTCAAAGGAGCGCACGGCACGGTCAAGAGTACCGCGCCGATCTCGCACGTCGTCGAGTACGGCAGCGGGCCGCGCATCGCCTCGCCGCTGCGAGCAAAAGCGATGCTCATCAATGGCGACTTTGTTCGCGGCCACGTCGTAAGCGTAATGCCGGAGCGGCCCTTTATGCGCCCGGCAGCCGAGGCGGGCAAGCCGAAGATTGAGGCGGCCGTCAAGGAGGCCATCAAAAAATGAGAGTCATCAAGCACCTACCGATTTTGTCCTTGCAGGAGGCCGTCTACGGACTGCTTGAAAAGGGACAGACCGCGCAGGTCTATCGAGCAGTGCCACCGCACGCTGAGAAGAGCCCGTACATCACGATCGGGCTCTGCACCGTCAAGCCGGAGGACACGAAAGAAGACGCCCTCTGGAATTGCACGCTGGCCATCGATATCTGGAGCACCGGGGCGGGTGCCGGGAATATCATCGAGGCGGACAGCGCTGACACGGCGGGCGGCTCGGCACCCGGCACACAGATCGCCGAGCAGGCGAAGAAAATCTACGAAGCCGTCGACGACATCAGCTACCTGGTGACGAAGTACGGCGACCGCATCACAGTCGATGGCTACAAGGTCCTCGATGTCGAGGTCGAGCAGAGCGAGACATTCCCGACGAGTGACCTTGGCTACCACGCGACTGTCTCAGTGCGGTATCAGCTCATCGACAAGTAATAAGGAGTGACATATATGGCAATCACAGAAGATCAGCTTAAGACGCTGCCGGAAAACCCCGACAAGAGCGTCGCGAGCCCAGGTAAAGACCACCTGCTGCAGGTAGATGGCGGCACGAACGACAAGCCGAGCTGGATCACGGTCGGCGGTCAGCGCAATGCACCGCTCGACCAGACGGCAGACTCCATCGACGCATCCCACAAGTCCTCGGGCGGCTGGAAGCAGACCCTGCCGGGCCTCAAGGGCTGGACGTGCTCGTACAGCGGCCTGCGCATCCTCAACGATGATGGCCTCGCCATCATCGACTACTGCTTCCGCAATTCCAAACAGGCACATGTCCGCTTTATTGACAAAGAGGGCAATTACCAGGAGGGCTGGTGCTACATCACCAAGCTCACAAAGGACACGTCCTACACGGCCGTCGCGACCTACACGGCGACGCTGAGCGGCGTCGGCGCAATCAGTGAGGTCAAGAAGGACGCGACGTACACGGGCGCGACCACGACGACCAACCCGGGCGCATAATCGCCTAGCTGACGTCGCGATGCACAGCAGAGGAGAATAAAAATTGAAAAAACCAACGACTTTCAAGATTGGCGAGCACGAGTACACGCTCGTCTTCACGATCAGGGCGTTGGCAAATATGGAGCGCTCAATCGGGCGCTCCATTTTGTCAATTATAGCGGGCACGCAGGCCGAGTGGATGCGCAGTATGACTGTGGACTTTACGGCCTACGGTCTCAAGTACGGCCTGCAGGGGATGCCGGAGAAATTCGATCCATATCAGGTCATCGAGGATGCTTTTGCACATGGTATGGATCTCAATGAGCTGACGGGCTATGTCCTGCTCGCCATCGAGCAGACGGGGCTTTTTCGGATTCGGACGCCGGAGCCGATGACAGCAAAGACCGGCAAGACGGAGAAAAAGTAAAGTCCTTCCTCGAGTGGGCCGAGAAAACCGAGCCGGTGGCCTATCGTATTGGGCTAAAACCTGCAGAATTTGAAGAATTGACGCCTGGCGAATTCCGCCTGCTCGTCGAAGCGCACGAGGCGCGGCGAAAGGATGAAGACTATCGTCGCTCGTACTTTGTCGCGATGCTGATGAATCCACATCTCAAAGAGCCGATAAGCCCCGAGCAGATTTTTGACCCGCTCTACTACACGGCCGACGAGATCAAGGAAAAGAAAAATCGGGCAGCTGAAGAGGAGCTGGAGTACTTCCAGAGCTTTGGCCAGGCGAATAAAGAGTAAAGTAAATTGGAGAGGTGAAAATATTGTCGACGATATCAGAATTACTCATCAAGATCGGTGCTGACTCATCGGGCCTGCGCAAAGAGCTCGGCGAATCAAAGACAGCAATCAATCAGACCTTCGGCGACGTCAAGCCTCTCGACACGATGCAGGGCGCACTGACGAGCACGACGAGCAAAGTCGAGGGGCTCATCGGCTCCTTCACAAAATTCGCGGGCGTCGTCGCGGGCGGCTTCGGCCTGACCTCGCTGATCTCGGGTGCGGTCACGGCGGGCGAGAGCGTCTATCAGCTCTCGCAGAAGATGGGCGTCACCGTCGCCCAGGCAGGAGAATTCAAACGCATCCTCGCACTGACAGGCGGCGATGCAGACGCCGCGAGCGCGGCTATCATGAAGCTCGACAAGTCGATGGCGGGCGGCGGCGCGTCGGCGCAGAAGACGCAGAAAATCTTCGACGCGCTCGGCATATCGCTAAAAGACCAACAGGGCCACCTGCTGCCACTCAACCAGCAGATGGAACAGCTGGCCGAAGGCTATAAAAAGGCTGAAAAGGCCGGATACGGCCAGGAATTTATCATGAATACGCTCGGTGCAAAAGGGCTGTCATTGACGCAGACCTTGCGCGACTACGCTGAGGCGAAAGAAAATGCCGCGAAGGTAAAATCGTCCGGCATGATCGATGCGAAGCAGATGCATGAGCTCGACCAAGAGATGAAGCTCATCAATATGCAATTCGGCCAGCTCAAAGTCGCGGGTGGCGCGGCCCTGGCACCACTCGCCAAGGAATTTCTGCCGCTGGCGCTCGAGGGCCTGAGCAAAGCGGCCGTCTTTATCAAAGAGAACAGCTCGCAAATCAAGACGCTGACGACGGACCTTGTCAAGCTCTATGCAGTCTACAAGTCCATCCAGGCCGTCCGTGCCATCGGCACAAAAGCGACGTCGGCCGTCAAGTCGACTGTCGGCAAAGCACTCGGCGGCAGCGCCGAGGTGGCCGAGGCAGAGAAGACGCAGGCTGAGATTACCAAGGTGCAGCAGCGCGCTATCACGAGACGCATGGCCGCGATGCAGGCCGCGGCGACTAAGGAAATCAAGGCATACGAAAAGACTGTCCAGAAGATGGAGATCACCGAGGCCGAGAAGACGCGCCTCGTCACCGAATTTACGACTCAGCGTACGATTGCCCTCGAGGAAGCCCAGCTCAAAGAGCGGGCGGCGATGGAAAAGACCTTTCTGAGCTACCAGACGCAGAAGACCCGCGAGGTGGAGATTGCCGCCGAGGCCGAGCAAGCCAAAGCTGGTGCCGCCGAGAAAGCAGCCATACAGATCTCAGAGGCAAATACAGCTGCAGGCGCATCCGCATCGCGCATCGTCGAGGGCAACGCACTCGCAGCAGAGAGCGAGGTCGCCAAGGCCGACGCCGCCGCTGTCGCATCGGGCCGCATCGTCGAGGCGAATGTGGCCGCTGAGGCCGCTGTGGCCGAGACAACCGTGGCGCAGGACGCTCTGACGGCGTCCGAAGTCGTCACAGGCACGACGGCAGGCGAGACGGCGGCGAAAAAAGTAACGGCTGAGAATGTCTCCAAAGCAGCAGTCGCGTCAACAAAAGTAGAGCAGGAGGCTTTGACGGTAGCGACGGCCACGACGGGCCTCACGGCGGTAGAGTCTGGGACGAGAACAGTCTCGGCCATGTCTGTTGCGCGCAGCAGTTTCGTGAGACTCACAAGTGCTGTCTGGGCACTAGCGGGCGGCTGGGTAGGCGTCGGTGCGGCCATTGCCTATGCGGCATACTGCTTATACCAATATCGCCAGGGGCTCCTTGCTGAAAAGAAGTCGAACGAATTTGAGCAGGACGGCGCGACATACCGCTGGAATAAGGACCAGGGCACCTGGGAGAAGAAATCGGCTGGCGTAGACACCAATATTGCAATGGTCAACGCATTGCAAGGACAGGGCGCTGGTGTAAATCCGCTAATATCGGATGCATTTACAGACCACGGCTCGACATGGAGCACAGTCACAGACCCAGATGTAATAAGCGGCCTGCAGGACCAGTGGTGGAACCGCCATAAAGATGACCCAGATTATGTCGCAAAGCTAAATCAAGAAGAAGCGGATGAAAAGATAAAAGAGGCTGAGGCGAATGCGAAGCAGCTGGCGGATTCTCTGAAAGATACACTTGGTGGTACGGGCATCTCAGGAGGCTCGGGTGGCGGTGGCGGTGCGTCGTCTAGCGGCGGAAGTGCGGGGGCCATTGCATCAGTGTCAACACCGATGCGGACAAAATACTCTTTTGAGGATGATCCAGAGCTAGCGCAATGGGCAAATGAGATTGAGTATGCTGGTACATATTGGGGATTGGACCCAGCCTTGATTGCCGCGATTATCAAGACTGAATCACATGGCAAGTCGGATGTGTGGTCGTCAGACCATGCACATTGGGGACTCGGGCAGATATCGCAGGATATCGCCAACCAATTCGGCGGCGGCCGCGGCTACGGCGAGGGCAGCGACCCTAATGACAACATCATGGCGATGGCTGGGTACCTGCAGTATTTGCTGACGCAGTATAGTGGTAACACTGAGGATGCGATATCGGCGTATAACCTTGGCCACGCCAACCCGAGCGCAAATCCAGACTACGTATCAAAAGTCGAGGGGTACTACGGCTCAATGACAACGTCGCAAGTGGCGATGACTGGCGGCGGGCAGCCGCAGACATCGGTTATTGATGTGCCGATTGGCGTATCGATGTACGACGAGGCGGCAAAAAATATTGGTGAGCAGCTCGGCGTAAATACGTGCGCCCACTTTGTGTCGTATCTCGCGCAGGGGATCGGCGCAAACACGGGCGTCATCAGCGACCTCGTCAAAGATTGGGTCGATACTGCGCAGGCTAATGGCGCATGGGTGGACGCATCAAGCGGCCAGACAGCACCAAAAGGGTCACTTGTCGTATGGAGCGATGGTGCGGCAGACAACCCTTGGGCGCATATTGGTGTATCGGATGGCGCTGGCGGCTGGGTATCCAGCGACACGCACGGTGTCAAGCACTCGACAGGGCTCGACTCGTACTACAGTGGCTATAGATATGCTGGCTATATCGACATGGACAAGATGACGGGCGGACAGACTATCAAGACGACCGTCGACGCATCACAAAAAGCGGCCGACGAGGCAGCGAAGCGCATCAAAAAAGCGACGGATGACGCTAACAAGATGCTCGCTGAGCTGCGAGCAAGCGTGCTCAAAGACAGCGGCTATGCATACCAGCAAGAGTGGGTTAAGATGACCGAGGACATTGCTGGCAAGGCGGCAAAAATCCGCCAGCTGCAGGCCGAGGGCGCGCCGACAGAGATCATCACCAAGCTCAAAGAGGAGCTCGGCAAGTATACCGAGGAGACGACCTCGAAATTTTTAAAAAAATGGCGCGAGGCATGGCAGGATTTTGAGCTGACATCGCGGGCGGCGCTCGCGCAGGAGCACCACGATTATGAGGAGTCGGCCGACATCGAGTATCAGCAGACCATCATCAAGCTCGACCGCGAGCGCGAGAAGAAGGAAAAAGAGCTGATGCGCGACAAGAATGACTACGAGACGCGCAGGAAGATCAGCGACTGGTACTACGCGCAGGTCGACGAGGCCTTGGACAAGCAGCGCAAGGCAAAGCAAGAGGCCCATGACAAGTACGTCGAGTACCTCGTCGAAGAGGGCAACCTCGCTCAGCTCGTCGCCTATATGGGCACACCAGTCATCAAGGCCGACGGCACCGCCGAGAAGTCGAAGGGGATGCGGGCAGGCGAAGAATCGCTCAACCGCGAGGCCGAGCGCAAGCTCGCAAAGGAGTACGTCAAGATCTGGCAGGACGCCCACGGCAGCATGATCGGCTACATCGCGGATGTGTCGGACAATCTCTACAGCACGATGACGGACTCAATGACCGAATTTATCCGTGGCACCAAAGGGGCCAAAGCGGCCCTGCAGGATTTTGGAAATTCAGTGCTCAGCATGATGGCCAAGATCGCCGCGCAGCGACTCGCTGCGAGCTGGATGACGAGCATCCTCGGCATCTTCAGCGGCTCGCGCGGTGGCACCTCAGCGGCGTACAATTTTGGCGGCGTACAGCATAGTAATACATTCGGCTTTGCCGGTGTCTCGCCGGTGACGCAATTTACAAGCAGCCTCGCCAATACGGCGAATTTCTCGAGTCATCTCAAGGTGCCGGGCTTTGCAAAAGGCGGCATCGTCACCGCGCCGACGCTGGCGATGATCGGCGAGGGCGGCGACAAAGAGGCTGTCATCCCGCTGACCGACCACAACCTTCGGACGATGGGCGGCTCGGGCGGCAAGGGTGGCGGCGTCGTCGTCAATATTACAAATAAGACGAGCTCGGAGGTCAGCGTCCAGCGGAGCGGCTTTAACGAGGACCTCGGCAAATGGGTACTCGACGTCGTCGTCGACGGTGCTCAGCGTGACCGCGGCGGCTTCGGGCGCAATCTCAAGACAGCGCTAAAGGGGACAATGTAATGGCAGAGACATACACTTTTCCAACGGATTTTCCCGAGCCAAATATCGCGTCCTCATCGGGCGCGGGCGACTCGTACAAGGACAAGCTGCAGGACAGCACGATCAGCGTCACGAGCGACGCGAATTATAAAAAGACAAGGCCACGCACCACGCGCATGGTCGAGACATGGACCTACACATGGGTCGGCGTCAATGATGCCGACTTTGCCAAGCTGAAGGCATTCTTCCGCAAGGTCGGCACCTTCCAGCAATTCGCCTGGCGGGACTGGGGCACGAAGAAAGACCACGTCGTGCGCTTTATCGAGGCGCTCGAGTGGCAGGAAAATTATCCCTACGGCTGGCAGGGTACGCTGAAATTTGAGGAGGTGTAAGCGTGCTGCAATTTTCTAAGATCGCGACGCTCGAGAAAAACAAGCTCTCAAGCGACGCGCCTTTCCTGCTGCTATTTGATATCAGTCATGAGCAGCTTGCCGAGAATATCCGCCTCGTGCGCAATACGGAAGACGTGACCTGGGCGGGAAAGACATGGACGGCCTTTCCGGTCGATATCGAGGACTACAGCGAGGACGGGAAATCCCTGCCAGCGCTCAATATGAAGATCGCCGCAGGCCAGGGACTCATCACGACGTACTTGCAAAAATACGGCGGCCTGACCGACGCGCGCGTGAGAATCTACATCGTGCACGCAAAGTGCCTCGACGTCGACAAGCCGGAAATGGAGCTGGAATTTCAAATTACGGAGACGACGTACGATGAGCAGTGGATTACCTTCACGCTCGGCGCATCGCCGGAGCTTGCCAATCGCTTTCCGGCCTGGAAGTACCTGACCGACTTCTGCCCATTCGTCTGCGGAGATATCCGCTGCGGCTACGCAGGCGACAAGACGTGCAAAAATAACCTCGCCTCATGCCTCATACCCGAGCGCTTTGGCGGCGAGCCGGGCATCCAGACAGGGAGATGATGATATGGATTTTGCGTATGATGACTTAGTCGGGATCCCTTTCGTCGACGGTGGGCGGGACCCCAAGAAGGGCCTGGACTGCTGGGGACTCGTCAAAGAGGCTTTCCGCCGCCAGGGATATGAGGTGCCAGACTACAACATCTCAGCTGCCGAGGCGGCCGACATCGCGGGGACGATGAAGAAGCAAGAGGACGACTGGATTCATCTCGACGAGCCGCGCGTCGGGTGCCTTGTGCTACTGCGGCTGACGCCTGGGCTCTGGGCAAATCATGTCGGCATCTACATCGGTGACGGCAGATTTTTACACGCTTACCTGCCGACGGGCGTCTGCATTGACCGGCTGCGGCGCTGGCAGTCGCGCATCGTCGGGTATTACAGCCCGGGAGGCGGATGGCATTGATACAGATTGTAAAGGTTGCAAACCCATTCGAGCCGACGCGGCGCGAAGTGGAGGAGATCTGCTACACGGGCGGCAAAGTCACTGCGTACGTCGAGACGGAGGGCCGCGATGTCTACATCGACGGAAACCTTGTTGAGAACCCAGACGAGACGACGCCGCTCGACGGCTCGCAGATCGTCGTCATCCCGCATATCGCGGGCAAGGGCGTCATGAAGGTGCTGGGCCTCGTCGCAATGATTGCCTTGTCCGTCTATACGAGTAATATTGCGGGTGGCCTTTGGAAGGGCCTCGGCACAGCCTTCCGCGCTGGACACATCGGTGCACTGCTCGCGTCTGGTGCTGTGATGTTTCTCGGCGGTAAGATCATCAACGCCGTCTTTCCACAGGCAGTTGATAATATCAACTGGAATGACCACGAGACGACGCAGACATACGGGTGGGACCTGCCGACGCCGACCACGACAGCAGGCACAGTCGTGGGCGAGACGTACGGCGAGTGCATCCCCGCGCCGCAGCTACTTGAGCAGCATGTCGAGACAGTCAATGACGAGCAGTATCTAAATCTGCTCTACTGCGGCGGCTACGGCCCGGTCGACAGCATCGACAAGATCCGCATCGACTACACCGACATCGGTAATTTCTCGGGCGTCCAGCTCGAGACGCGCCTCGGCACGAATGACCAAAAACCGATATCCTTTTTTAAAAACACACCGCTCGACCAGAGCGTCGGCGTCGAGCTCATGCAGGGGCAGGGCGTCGCGCGCACGAGCGACAGCACAAAAGCATCGGCGCTCGATGTCACACTGGAATTCCCGGCAGGCCTCTATCATGTCAATGATAAGGGCGATTACGACAATGCGACCGCAAAATTTTTGCTCGAGTACCGCAAGGGGCAGGGCGACAGCTGGCACAATTTTAAAAATGACGATGCGGGCTATTACTATAGCGTAACGGCGGCGACAAATAGTGCCCTGCGCCGCACTTTTTCCGTCACCGGCCTCGAGGCGGGCCAATACGATGTCCGTGTGACGGCTGTAAATAAGCCGTCATCGTCACGCTATCAGAGCATGGTAAATTGGTCGATCATGACGAGCTACATTGACGGCATCTACAGCCGACCGAATAAGGTACTCGTCGCGCTGCGCATCAAGGCAAATAACCAGCTGTCGGGTGGCGTGCCGTCACTCAACTGGAGACAGACGCGCAAAAACGTCTGGGTACACAACCCTGAGACAGGCTACTACGAGCAGCGGGCGGCCGACAACCCCATCTGGGCCTGCTACGACATCCTGCATGGATGCCGTAGACTCAAGAATATCAAGACCGGCGAAAATGAGTACGTCGTCGCCGGATACCCGGCCAGCTGTCTGGACGCATACTGGCAGCAATGGAAGTCGGCCGCAGCCTACGCCGACGAGGAAATCACGAATCAGGACGGCGAGAAGGAGCCGCGCTACCGCTTCGACGCCTACTTTGACACGGCTCAGAAACGCTGGAACGCGGCGCAAAAGGCGGCCAACGTCGGCCACGCGGTCATCATCCCGCACGGCCGCAATATCGGCATCGTCGTCGACAGGCCGGGACACATCACACAGATTTTTGGCGAGGGCCGCACGACGGTCTCGTCAGTCAAGGGCTCTTTTAGCAGCACTGAGGACCGCGCAAGGGCCATCGAGGTCACATACAATGACGGGCAAAATGACTTTAAAAATACCGTCATGACCGTGCGCTCGCCGAATTACAATACAGACCGGGCAAGCGACAACACGGCCCAGCTCACGCTCTTTGGCGTCAAGCGGCGCTCGCAGGCGTACCGCGAGGCCATCACGGCGCTCGCGACAAATGAGCGCCAGCTGCAATTTATCGAGCTCTCGACAGATATCGACGCCATCGTCGCCGAGTACGGCGACATCGTCGGCTTTAACCATGCCGTCAGCCGCATCGGCATCGCCTCGGGCCGCATCGTCTCAGCGACCACGACGACAGTCAAGCTCGACAAGACGGTGCAGCTCGACGCGGCGAAAAAATACGAGATTTACATCTCACTGAGCAATGACAGCCTGATCCGCCGCGATGTCGTCGCCGAGACGACCGAGACAGACACGCTCAAACTCACGACGCCTTTTGAGAGCGCGGCCCTGCCGCAGCGCTTTGATAATTACGCATTCGGCGAGGTCGACAAGGCAGTCAAGCCCTTTCGCATCGTCAATGCGGAGCGCGACGGCGATCTCAAAGTATCGCTCAAGCTCGCCGAATATGATGAGGCAATGTACAGCGACGAGCTCGATTACAGCAAGTATCCGGTCATCGACTACAGCAATACGCCGAGCGTCGCGCAGATCACGACGCTGACGGCGTCGGAAGAGTCGTACACCGCCGACAAGACGAGCATCTCCAATGTGCGCGTGACGTGGCAGCTCGCGCGCCAGGGCATCGCACCCGACAGCTACATCGTGCGCATCAAGTCGCGCACGAGCGACTACGACGAGCAGGTGAGCACGCGGATGACGTCACACGTCTTCCGCGGCGTGCGCCAGGGCGATGATTACGACATCACGGTCTACAGCATCTTCGACGCGCTGACCGCCGACAGCAAGACGACGAGCCTGCACGTGCACGGCACGACATACGCCGCCAACAATGCGAGCAACCTTGCCGTCATGCTTGTCGGCAAGGGCTTTAATCTATCGTGGCGCGGCGCGACCGGCACGGCCGTCACGGGCTACAATGTCTACCGCGGTAAGTACGGTATGACCATGCAGCAGTGCGACAAGGTAAGCACAGCGCAGGCCGCGACATCGTGCTACGTGCCGACGCAAGACGCCGGGCAGTACGTCTTTTACGTCGAGTCAATCGACAAAGACGGTAATACCTTCGGCGAGACACTGAGCGGCATCGGCTCTATTGCGATGCCCGGAAAAGTCACTGACGCATCGGCTTATACGATCTACAGACAGTATCAGGACGGCGCGACCGGCTATGACATCGTCGTGAGCTTCGCCTTGCCAGCAACGGCGGCTGTTGCCGACGTCGCTGTCTACTACAAGACCAATCACATCGACATGACCAAGCTGCCCGGGGCGCTGCCGGAAGGCGTGCCAGCCGACGAGCTCGGCTACTATGCAGATTGGCGCTATGCAGGCAAAGGCACGAGCCGCGTCACGATCCCCGCCGCACAGCTTGGCGACACGTATCGCATCAAGCTCGTCGCCGAGGACGTCAATGGCTTCATGACGCCGGACGAAGATGCGACATACATCGAGCTGACCGTCGAGGCCAAGCAGACCGTGCCCGACACGCCGACCGGCTTCCGCAAAGATTTTACGCTCGGCAAAGGATTTACTTTTGCATGGAGTGATGTCACAAATTCTGACGTCGACTACTATGAGCTGCGGTACGATCAAAACCCGGGCGCGGCCTACAACCTGCTCGCGCGCGCCCAGGGCACGAGCATCACGCTCGAGTCGATGCCGTCGCGTAAAGCGACGATATATCTCTACGCGCACAACGCGACAAAAAAGTACAGCTACCCGGCATCACTGAGCTACGATTATCCAGTACTCAGCGCGCCGGGCAGCTTGACGATCGAGAAGGCCATCCTGGCCGTCAATATCACCGTGCCAGACATCCCCACCGGAGCCGACGGCGTCCACCTCTACATCGAGCACCAGCCGATCGACATCGGCAAAAATACACACTACACGTACTCCAATCAAGCGGGAATCTACGCCGTCACAGCCTGCTACTACGACATCTTCGGCGAGGGCTATCAGACAGCCGAGTATCAGGCCGTCATCGACCCATGCATCGATCCGAAGTACATTGAAGAAGAGAGCATCACGCTCGAAAAAGTCGACGACACGATCAAGACAGCCGTATCCGACGCCCAGGAAGCCATCCCGCGCCTCGACGGCGTTGACGTCAAGATTGAAGGTCTGGATTCAAGCATCGACAGTATAGATAAGAACATCGAAAGCATCAACACCGACATCACGGGAATCAAAAAGACCGCTACGGATAACCTCGCCGCGGCGAACAAGCGCGCCGACGATAACATGGCGTCCATCGAGACAAAACTCAACGCCGCGCCGGACGTGAACGGCTATAAGTCGATTCAAGATCTCCATAAAGCAGACGGCGAGCTCAGCAGTACGATTGCGAACAACAAGAAGGACGCGGACGGGAAGTACAGCACGAATGCCAGTCTGATCCAGCAGAACGCGGGGAGCATCCAGACCATGGTTGCGAACCTCAACGCGTCGGCGAACGGGAACGCGTACAAATCCATTTCCGGCCTATACCAGACCGCGCAGGAAATCTCGTCCACTGTCACAGCGAACAAGGCATCACAAGACAAAACAAACCAGTCACTCTCGTCGCAGATCACGCAGAACGCGAACAGCGTCACTGCTGTCATTGCGAATCTCAACGCGACAGACCCATCAAAGAGTGCGTACAAGAGCATCACTCAGTTACAAGCCAATATAAACGGCGTATCTACGACCGTCCAGAACAACAAGACGGCCACAGATACCGCGATTTCAAACGTCAGCCAGAAGGCCGATAAAATTTCATCGACCGTCCAGGCGCAGAAGACGGATACCGATAAGCAAATCAGCGGGCTATCATCCAAAATCACACAGAACGCAAACAGTATCACGAGCATTGTCACGAACCTTGGC